TCAATCCAAATGGAGGTGATTTACAAATGACAATCTGTGATTTTTACCGGGCGTGTCTGTCAATGCAGCCTAAAACAAGTATCCGCGTGTATGACAAGGAACGCTGCATCTATACCGGTGAATATGGCAACCTGCCTTATACACTTGCAAAACATGAGTTTGCTACCCTGCTAGTCAACCCTAACATGGAATGGAAATTTTATTTTAACTCTTGACACCAACAATTACATATGATACCATAAGAGCGGGAAAAGATGCGCAAGCTATACGGACGGAATCCGGCGCACGACCTTGTAGCGGGTCAAGAGTCTTTTCCCGCTTTTTGTATTCCCGTCCGCTCGAAAGTGAGGTGTAAACCATGGAAGAAATTAGCAATCTTATCCAACAGGTTGGCTTCCCAATTGCGGCGTTTTTGCTTATGTGGTGGCAAAGCAACACTACTATCAAGGACAACACCGCAGCAATTAACAAGCTGTACGACCACTTGCGCGATAAAGAAGGTGATGCCTAATGTATGTTGTAATGTATGCCGACATTACCAGCGCCCAGGCGTGGATTGTATACAGCAAATGCAAGCATTTGGGTATTGGCTATTATAGCGAATACACCCACAATTACAACCAAAACGCCGCATGTGGCCCTATGACAGCTGGCGACAAAGACGCTCTTGTCAAACTTATCAATGATCCTGCCAAAACAACCGTATTGAAAGAGGTGTAAACCATGACTATTGATGATATTATTGCCCTGTGCCGTGCAGGCTATACCAAAGACGACCTTGCAAAACTTGTCACTCTTGACAACGCTGCACCAGCTGCACCCGCTGCACCAGCTGCACCCGCTGCACCAGCTGCACCCGCTGCACCTGTAGAGGATGCGGGCGGTATTATTGCCGCGATTAACGCACTGGGCGCGCAGATTAAAACGATGAATATCGCGGCAACCGAACAGCCTAAACCGCAGACCGCGGAAGATGTGCTTGCAAGCATTATTTTGCCGCCAAAGGCAGGTGAACGAGTGTGAGACAATTTTACAAAGAGCTAATAGGGGGTAGTACCGGAACAACTGTGCAATTTGTAAAGCCCGTGAGAAAAATTCTTGTAGAGTGCGACACACTAATCGGTTTGGCGATACCGTTTTCTGATGGCAGTTTTTCTGACGAGTTTTTATGCTTCCCGAAACAACCCGTATATCTGGATTTTCAAAGCGCCAATAATGGCGGCGGAGTAAGCTCTATTAGCTTAATACCAGAAGCTGGTGGTGGTGGCGTTGCGAGATTATCCGTCATCGAATATGGCTCCGATGGTGATAATGATTGGTACAAATAATGTGAGGTGACACAAAATGAATGATATGGCTATTTCTCAGGCCGCCACAATCCTTGGTGAGGCTGTTGAACAGGCAACCGGTCAGAAAGTGATTACAGATATCGCAACCCCTGAACAGTTTGTCTCTGTCGCCCAGACCGCACTTAAAACCGGGTATGACCCCATTATTAACGTACTGTCTCAGATGTGGAGTAGATCAATCTATGCAGTGCGTGACTACACAAGCCCTCTTACCAGTTTGGAAATGGATTTGTCCCGTTACGGCAACGCTCTGCGCCAGATCAGCCCCACTGCCGCCAAGATGCAGGACGACCAGCGTTTTATTTGGCCTGTCGCGTATGATGCGACAAATCACGCCGCTAATGCTCTTGGCAACGGCGAAAGCGTGGACATGTACAAGATCAGCAAGCAGGAAGTCTTGCAGACCAACTTTTACGGTACGGCAGTTTACCAGCAGCGCTACACCACGTTTAAGGATCAGTTTGACGTGGCTATGTCCTCCGCCGATGAATTTATGCGTTTTAACGCGATGAACATGACGGAGCGCAACAACGATAAAGAATCGTATCGCGAAGCAGTCGCCCGCGGCATGCAGGCGAATTTTATCGCGGCAATCCTTGACGAGGGCCAGAATTCGCGTGTTGTCCATCTGTTGACCGAGTACAACACCGAAACCGGCTTGAGTTTGTCGGCGCAAAGCGTATACCAGCCCGCGAACTTTGTACCGTTTATGCGTTGGGTTGCCGCTAGGATTAACACTATCGCCCGCATGATGGGTGAGCGCAGCCAGATGTACCAGACCGTTATTAACGCAAAACCTGTTTTGCGTCATACCCGCGCCGAAAATCTGCGCGTTGCACTGTATAGTAAGGCTTACGACCAGATGCGTACCATGGTTATGTCCCCCACTTACCACGACAATTATTTGTCGCTGGGCAATTTCGAAGGCATCAATTTTTGGCAAAGTATCGAAACCCCTGACAGTATCGCAATTACGCCGGTATATACCAGCACCGCAGGTGCAGTCAAAAAGGCATCTAAGGTCGTGGAGCAGGCTGGTATTTTCGGCATCATGCACGACCGCGACGCTTTGGGCTACTGTTACACCAACAAGTGGAGCGCGACCACCCCGCTCAACATTGACGGCGGCTATTGGAATACCGCAGAGCATGCAACCATCAAGACCATCCAGGACAACACCGAAAAGGCCGTTGTGCTGCTGCTTGACTAACTCTTAATAATAGCCCCGTGTCAGTTATGGCGCGGGGTATTTTTGAAAAGAGGTGTATGAGCGTGAATATTACGCTATATCAATTTGCAAAAAAGCTGAACAGCACCGCCCGCCCCTCTGGCACGGCAAAAGGCGTACAAGGTCAGCTGCGCGAATCTTGCAGCATGTTAGCGCCGGAAATTGGTTTTGTAGCGTTCGGGCAATCTGAAAGCCCGCATGCATGGAACTATGCGTATATTCCAGATTTTGGCAGATTTTATTTTATCGACAACTGGACATGGACGGCGGGCATGTGGTATGCAAGCATGACTGTTGACCCTCTGGCCAGCTGGCGCAATGAGATTGCCAACAGTACAGAGTATATTGTAAGAGCTGCTGGCGCTGTCAATCCAAATGTTGTTGATACAACATACCCAACATTTGCGGGGTGCAATCAAGCGTATGTAGATATTACAGGGCTTTTTACAGACCAAATTTCGCGTGGTACATTTATTATGTCGGTGCAAGCCGGTGGAGATCAGGCCAAGTTTGGCACCAACACCACACTGCTTTGCACGCCGGGCGCAATGTATAATTTTGCGCAAAAGTTACTTGCAAGCGCTGACTACTTGCAGATTGACCCCAACGAGATTAGCGAGAGTTTATCCAAAACCTTGTTTAATCCTATACAATATATATCATATCTGATGTGGCTGCCTGTTAATGTTTTGCCGTCTGACCTTAAACCCTTGTCAAGTGTGCCTCTTGGTTGGTGGTCAATTGACGCTGGTACAGGGTTTTTCGTGCTGGATGAAAAACATGATAAAGTGACGTGGGAACACACCCTTGCTATTCCTCGCCACCAGCAGGCAGACACAAAGCACAAATTTCTGCGCGCGGCACCGTACAGCGAATACAAATTATATATGCCGGGGTTTGGGCTGATTGATATTGATGCAAGCAAGCTGTATAATATGGATAGCTTAACAATTAGTATTGTGTTTGACTTGTACACCGGCAACATGACCTTGCAGCTCAAAGATGGAGATAAACCTTTCCAAACTCTTTCGGGTTGCTGCGCTGTGCAGGCGCAAATCGGGCAGATTACAAGCATGGTTACAACTGGTAATGGAGTTGTGCAGGCAGTCGTTGGTGGTGCAGTTGCAGGTGCACAGTCGTTTTTCCAACAAGCAGCGGATATTACCCAAAAAGTGCATAACTGGATTAACGGGGCTGATACTCTCGGCCTTGGCCAAAACGCCGCCGCAATCGGCAACGGCATCCAGAGCGGCGCACAGCAGGCAACCGCCGAAAGTGTTTCAAAAGGCGGACAAGGCGGTGTTGCGGAATATGGTACCACCCCTTATCTGCAATGCAAATTTTGGAATTTGGTTGACCAAGCTCCGGAGCACCGCGGCTATCCGCTATGCGAAAAACGCATGATCGGCAGCTTGTCCGGCTATATCATGTGTTCCGACAGCGATTTTTCCGCGCCCGCAACCTCTATGGAGATCAGCGCAATCCGGGAGCATCTGAACAACGGCTTTTATTTTGAGTAAAGGAGTTGATATTATATGGCAAGCTATCCGCAATGTATTACAGACGAGAGCACAATTACAGTAACCGCAGCATATCCGTATTATTCGGATGGGTCGCACCATGGCGGCATTGACACCAAGCACCCCAATGATTTTTTGGCGTTTGCGCCGCAGGCGGGAACGATTGTCACGGCGCACACTTGGCAAGGCGGGAAAACCGGTAACGACAGTTGGGGCAACTATATCGTGGTAGATATGGGCAATAAGCGTTATTGGCTGGCTGCGCATTTTAAGGCGCAGACACATAAGGTTGGTGAGGTGCTTAAAGCGGGCGACTTAATCGGCACGCAGGGTCAGACCGGCAATGCAACCGGTGTGCATACCCATTGGGAGTATTGGGTAGGCGGACGCTCTACTCGATACCGTCAAAACCCCTCGCAGATTTTGGGCATCCCTAACGCGGTTGGCAAGTATGATGTAACTTGGAGCGCAGACAATCCGCCCGGCCCCGGCCCGGAGCCGCCCACGCCGGGGAAAAAACCTATTCCCGTTTGGTTACTTTTCAAGCTGAAAGAGGTGAAATAAATGCAAGCCGCGCCTTATATGTATGATTATATCAACGCCGAGGTGAGCCAGCACAGCCCCAGCACTGTACACACAAAAAACACAGAGTTACAACGCTTTTTTGCCCGGTATTTGCTGCAAAAAGCAATGTCTGTTTTTAAGTGGGACTTACCGGAAACATGGGACAGGGACTATTTTTTGTACGTCTTGTACGGCATCGGCTATATTGCAGTGCTTAACACCGACAAGTACGGAGTTATCCCGCAGCAGTGCGGGCTTGATGGGTACAACATTTTTTATCAGCCTAAACGCGCCCTTGTTACAAACCCCTTGCTTAGAGGTTTGCGCCGGTTAGAGATTGGCACGCAATGCACACTTATCAAGCTGCAACCTGATTATGGCAGCGTCATGGATTTGGTGGGATTTTATGCCGACATGATGGCCTTAACCGCAGAAACCGCAGGCGTTAACCTTGTCAACAGCCGGTTGTCATATGTGTTTTTCGGGAAAAACAAAAACACGGCGGAAAGCCAAAAGAAACTGTTTGACCGTGTAGCAAGCGGTGAGCCTGCAACATTTGTTGATACAGCGTTGTATGACGTTCAGAGCGGCAATCCCTCTTGGATCCCATTCCAGCAGAATGTTGGACAGAACTATATCGCGGGTGATGCACTGGCGGATCTGCGCAAGTGGGAGATGATGTTTGACACAGACGTGGGAATTCCCAACGCGAACACAGACAAAAAAGAACGTCTTATCAGCGATGAGGTAAATGCAAATAACGTGGAAGTAACCAGTAAAGCAGACTTGTGGCTTGACCAGTTGCAAAAGAGTTTTGCCCAAACAAGCAAAATGTTTGGCATCAAACTTGGCGTTGAGTGGCGCAACAAACCGCAAGTTGGCGCGGAAAGTGAGGGCGGAGAAGATGAGTAGAGCGACTTTATCACTGTTAGGGCTGTACCAGTACGACAACACAATTTTTAACGAGTTGGTGTTACCGGACGGCATGGACAAACAGTTATACATTAACAACTTGTTGATGGAAACCGCAGAGCTGGAAGTGCTGTTTTCGAACCCCGTAACTATGCGGTCTGTCATTGGCATTTGGTCGAGCGCACATCTGGACAGTTGGGAAAAGATGTGGCAGACAACCAAACTGGAATACAACCCAATTGAAAACTATGACCGCAAAGAGGACTGGACAGACAATAACAAAACTAACAGCAAGGTGCAAAGCACCGATAAAGGTATTGGCAAAAATCACAGTACTGATATCAGCAAGGTGGCTGGTTTTGACAGCGGCAACCTTGTTACCAGTGGTCAAAATGACAATGACAGCACCAACAAGAGCACGCAGACCGGCAATAGCGAAGGCAACAGCAACGAAGAGTTAAAACACACAGGGCGAGTACATGGCAATATCGGCGTGACCACCTCGCAGCAGATGATTGAGGAAGAACGCAGGGTTGCCGATTGGAACATGTACGAGTATCTAATTGACAAGTTCAAACAGCAATTTTTATTGCTTGTATATTAAGGGGGTTATAGCATGTTTGATACAAGATGGCCTTATACCGATTTCCACAATCTTAACCTTGATTGGATTTTGGAAACGCTCAAAAAGCAGGACGCAGCTATTGCGGATTTTATCTCGATCAATAGCATCACTTATGCGGATCCGCTGCAATGGGATATTACCAGGCAGTATCCCAAAAATCAGGTTGTGCTTGATACCAACGGGGACGGCTATTTGAGCGTGCAGCCGGTGCCGGTCGGCGTTGAGATTGACAACACCGACTACTGGACAAAGATTGGCAATTTTTCGGAGCTTTGGAGCACCGTTAAACTGGCAATTACCGCAGCAGACGAGGGACTCAAAACCACGGCAAGCGCAGACCGGGCAAGCGGCGACCTTGTATGGCTCAATAATACCCTGTATGTATGCACCACCGCCATTACACGCGGCACCGAGTACGGCACCAACAACACGGCAAAAACCACGATTGACGCAAGACTTGCCAATTTGGCGCAGGCCGTGAAAACGCTGCAAGACAACATTACCGATATTAACACCGTGCTACCTAACAAGATTGACAAGGATACAACCGGCGACCTTGCGCAGACGGTCAGTGGCGAATGGATGGTAAACAGCACGGGCGACCTCACGCTGAAACGAAACGGTTTATATGCGTTTTACGCGAATAGCCGAGAAGTCGGAATTGGCTCCCGTGTAAGCCCTAAACCCGTAACAATTTTAGGAACCCCCCAGTTTGAATCGTTAAACCCTGCTAATATCAATGATAATTACGCGTATGTTACTATGCGCACCGGCCCCGCCAACACCGAAACCAAGTTTTTGATAAGCCGCACCGGCCAAATTCCCGCAGCAATCAAGCCGTCCCCGCGCAGCATTGAAGAATTCCAGGAGCTCAAAAAGGACGGCACGGACGACATCACCGCAACCCTTAATACCTATACTAGACAATACCCCCTGTTTATCCCGGTCGGTATCTATCAGATTAGCGCCCCTGTACAGCTCAAACATAGCTTGTACGGTGCAAGCGCTTCCCGTGACCCTGCACGCGGCAGCAGTGACACGATTTTGCAGTATACGGGCAACCCGACAGCGTTTGGCAACCTTGGCGTGCTTACCGTATCCGGCAACGATGTAGACGGCAACATTGTTGTTGCAAATCTGGATATTATTTGCAACGGCATGATTGGCGGCATCGTATATACCACGGATGTATACACCGATAATTACATTGCTAATGTAAGTATCGGCGGCGTAAAATCCTATGGCGTGTACTTGCAGCCAAGCACTAGCACGTTAAGCCGGTATTGCTACATGGATAATGTAACGGTGTGGGGCTTTAGTGACGTACACCCCGCGGAGCGTGCTACCGGTAACGTTGCATTTTATTGGGGCGATAAGTCCCCGGATTGCTGCTGCAATAACCTGCTTGCAATGGTTTGTCAAACCGGGTTTGATTGCCGTACTAACGTGTTTGGATGCAACTGGATTACCTATAATGGCATCCCATCCGGCGGCAGCGGCGGCGCTGATGCAAATACATGGTGGGAGAGCACGTGTGGGCTAAAAGTCACAAACAATGATGTGCACGTTAACAACCTGTATCTTGATACTTGCCGCCATGGTATTATTTTTGACGGGCCGGGCAAGGCCGCGGCATTTATCACTAACTTAATTTATACGGTCAATGACGACACGGCAACCACCGGAGAGGGCAACGCAGCACTTGCACTGATTGGCACGAGTCCTAGTCCGCAGTTGACGGTTGACGGCGGCGTGATTAACCATGGCGTCAAAGTATCCACCACGGTGCAGACTATTGGGCACTACCCCATCACTGCCATGATTTGCAAAATCAACAATGCGTATATCTACACCAAGCGAGAGTATATTTTTAGTGCCAACAACCAGTATATTTGCAAGGCCGGAGAGCACCGCTGCATTGACCTTGCAATCACAGACCAGACACAATACACCGTTTCGGGGCAGTCGGAGACCGGAGACCCAGAGCAGTACAAAGCATTTGCCTATATTCCGGTGCCGTCTGGCAGCGAAACATCGCAAGGTTGTATTCATATCTGCGACCGTAACAACATTGATTATACTGTCTTTATTTCCAACAATCCCGAATCCGGCGGATTGTTTGCAATCAGCGCATTTGACAACCACAAGCTCAATCAAGCCATTTATGGTGCAACTGCCGGAGCGGGAAGGACAGTTACTTGGGATGTAGTTACAAACCTTGACAAGTTGTATTATGTCAATGATAGTAATGCTATCATCCTTTATTTTAAGCGCCCTGCATCTTATGCGGTTACTGTGCAGGTGACTGGCTTCCTTCCAGGCAATTCCCCTGTGATTCTCGACCGCATCCGCAACATGGACGGCACGCCAATGGATTTCCCGCGATGGAATAATCATGACGGCATGACTGCTATCAAGGTTTTGCGCCCTAACATTTCTTAACAGCAACA